TTATTAAAAGATGACATCCATGGACCCAACAAGACATTAGCCTTATGACCTACTCCTTGTATCAACCTAGGATCAAAGTCCTCGGCTCCACAGATACCTCCTTTATTATAAGTTTCAACCTTCACAAAAGAGCTTCTAACGAAGTCACTCTCCTTCAGTCCAACGTCCAGGTAGTTTTTAAGCGCCTTTTCATGCTGTTTTCTACGACCTGGAGGAAAAGACTTGTTCCACAATTCAAAGGGTTCTGGGATGATAAACCAGGCGGCAATGTTTTCATCCTTCCCCGCAGACCACGTGTATTTCAATATCTCAAGAATATCGGAACTAATCTTATTCCAAGCACCCTCATCAGGTGACGGAGTTTCTTGAAGTGCCCTATTGCACACCGCAAGAACTTCATTAGACTGATTGGACTGAGGAACCACTGGTATATGATCCACAAAGCCCAAGCCTATCTGGTACATCTTTGTTGCTGTGTCTCGACGATAAGGAACGGAGACCACATCCATGGTAGCTCCTTGGCGCATAGCCTTAACCTCCTTACGTATATTGACACCGTCCCAGGTCACTTTTTCACTGTAACCCCGAGTCAGCATGCCTTCTATTAATGAAGACTTGCCATTATTAGCATTATACTCTTCCCGGACATCAACAATTTCACCGGAATCCAAACAACACCCACCACAATATGCAATCTTATCAAAACCTAACAAACGTTCATACCATGCAAATTTTTTATCATTTTCGTGTAACATAGAGTTAAGAGTAACCATCTCTAACTCGAGGTAATATACAAATGCAATATTGACAACATGAATTATAGAAACTGTACGCATGTGCTCAGACATCTCATACTTCGCGTCACGCATTTCACGAATGGCAAACGCACGGCACTCTTGATAAGTGTCTTTATTGCGTTTCTTGCCGATCATGTGGCGTGCCACTACATCAATCAAGTCCTTAGGAACTAAGGCGGCCGATTCTTTGGCTCGAACCCAAAGATAACTGCCCAGGCTCCATAAACAACCCGATTTATGTTTGTACACTGCGTAATTAGGATCATTATTGTCAATAGTTACCTCTCCAAAATGCAAATGGTCCGTTGTCGAACCAGGGAGAGATTTACTAGAAAAGGAACTTTTCATTCCAACGCTCGCTTTTACAAAAGTGATGACATAAGTGTCTCCCACATACGCCCATCCCATGCCATAGCACTACCATTAAATTCAAAATAGTGTGCCCTTAACCATTGGTTGGATTGATGTGAGTAACAACTCATATTTCCTTTTACAGCCATAGTAACATTATTAGTCTCGTCGATCTCATATTGACTTTCATAATAGTCACCGTTGAAATGAAATTTCCCTAACATCTTATCAAAGATGTGGGTTGTCATTACAACAGTGTTTTTCTCCGATCTATCAACCAACTTCAATATCTGTTTTGGCTCAAAGTAATACCCAGAATGCACCATCAAATAGGCATCTGGTTTGACACATTGACAAGTCAAGACGTCGCATTTACACCACGTCACACAACTTCTCTTAGTGTCGTCATTCACTACATACGCGCTTGCCGATAACTCAGGATTCAATACCTGTGATACATTGATATAACTTTTTCGGCGGTTGTAGTCCCGTTCTCCCAACACGGGATTGCATGAATGTATAGCCCTACATTTATCCCGATGTCGCAAGACGTTCCCACCAACATCAACAATATTGGTGCAGCCCAGCTTTTTCAGGGTAAATAAAGCTTCTTCCTCAGCGATCAC